ATTTTGAAATCCTTTCTGTTTGAAATATTTAGATTATCTAGCCATGCCTGGCAACTTAGGTTCTAGCCGTAGTAAAATAAGATTTCTTATTCTACACTACGTAAATAATATACAACTGAAATATTTTCACTTTTACAAAAATAAAAAGTGATATATCAACCTAGGAGGCATTGTAGCCTCCTAGGTTGTATTTTAATTATTGGTATCAGATAGATTGAGTTTTAAGTCTATTCATATACCATCTTAGATGGTCGTACATTCTATCTGCAAATGGAAGATATGTATCTTCTATAGTAGATAGAATATTACGTTCATCAACTTTGTTATCAATAGCATTGTTAACCTGCTCTTCTACGAAAGTTATCTTTCGTTGTACATCGTTGTACTTAGCTACAGGCACATCATAACTATTAATGATATCTAGAGAACGTTGCAACTTAGTCTCTAGATCTCTAACAGTTGTAATTAACTGTTTATTATACACGGTATGTCCTTTCTATAAGGGATATATTTTTATACTAGGAAGCTAGTCTTCCTAGTAGTATATCTAAAAGGTATACTATGTTAATAATATATAACTGTAATTATTTCGTTTTAATGTAAAAATAAAATAAGATAAAAGTCATACCCTAGGTAGCACTAACGCTACCTATGGTATACTGATTTGTTTATTCAGTTTCTGCCATACAGACAGCTATAGTTACTATACCTATAATAATAGCACCTATAGCAATGATGGTTAAATAGTTACTTAGCATTTCCATTACTTTCACTGTCTACCATTAAGTATAATAGAACCATCGAAGATATCTACATCCTTATTAACCATATGGAACTTAATAAGTTCTTTCATATTGGTAGATGTAAACATATCATTCTTTATAAGAGCTTCTATGTTTCTTACAATAGCTAGATAGTTAGCTAACCTAATGTTATTAACTCCTACTTTCATATTAGGAACGTTATTAAGGATACTTGGAGTTTTCTTCCAAGTTATAGCTGTAAATGGTAACGTATTCTCGTAGATCATCTCTTGTAGTTTCTTATCATTCCTTATACGCTCTATAAGAGCATAGGCAACTACAGCCCAGTAGTTAGTTAACGATAACGATTCTTTACTTCTAACTAACTCGTGATCTTCCTTAGTATATTTACCTTTAAGTAGAAAACTTATAGGTAGATCTTTAGTAGATAGATATACTACGAATCTACGTATACCAGATACTTCTCCTATGAATGTATTAAACCTTCTAGGGTTAGTATAAGATAACGCTCTTCCTAATACAGACTTACTACCACTCCATAGGGATATGTAATCCCTACCTTCTTCCATATCATTCTTTACCAGTAGAAATGAGTTGTCCAAGACGAGCAGATTCTCTAATGTTTTCATTACTTATTCCTTTACCTATCTTTATACCCAAGCTTTCTAGAGTAGCTTCTTTTTGTTTCTCTATATCCATCTGATGTTTCTTCTCAGCTTGAGCTTCTTGTTCACTGGCCATTTTAGTCTGGCATAATTTAATAATGTTCAATGCTATCTTACGTAATAGTACTATTTGTACAAATATAGTATCGTAGATACTTAAGAACTCTTGATCTCTAGGTATACCGTTAGTAGCTTCTGGTAAGAATAATAAATATACCCTACTAAGTTGTGAATCTTCTTTAAGTAACCAATACGTATCTTCGGCATATTTTAACAACTCTTCAGGTGTACTACCTTCGAATATGAACATATCGTATATATCCTTAAGGAAGTTAAGATTGAAATCTTGGTTCATTTGTCTAAAGATAATACGCTTAAGTTCTTTAAGACCATCACTCGTATACATAGTATATAGATGTAATCTTTCTATATCTCTACATAATGAGAACATTGGTCTGTAATCAGGGTAGTTATCAAACACCTTTTTCGAAACGCTCTCGATCACTTCGTTGTTTAACATTTTCTATTCCTCCTTCTTGTTTATCAGATTCATCCTCTGGGGATAACATATTAACCGATTCTTGGTCTACCGTTATCCAAGTATCAGATCCTTTAAGCTTAATAGATATACTAAACTTAAACTCTGATATATTAAACAAATGACTTACTAATGTAGTAAACTTGTCAAATGTCATCTTACTATCAGTAGCTGTAGTTAGAAGTCTATATTCTAACTTCTCGTCTATCTGATCCTCTCTTCCTTGCTTAATACGATACAACCTATCTCGTATCTGTGCATCTCTGCATAATGCTTTTAACTTATTACCATAACCTAACTTGAGCGTTAGCTTACGAAATAACGAAGCAAGTATGCCACCGGGGTTCTGCTGTACAGGTTTATCAAATACCGTACTTACCTTAGATGTATATTTTACATCCATAACGTTCTCCTTCTCCTACTCTAGCTGCAGGATAAAATATAACATAGGAAGGGTGGTCAAACCCCTCCTATGTAAATAATATATAGTTATATTGTTGTCATGTCGAGTCGGTTAGCGTTGTATATTATATCTACTATACGCTCCATATGTTCCATCTCAACATCCATAAGTCTTAGGTTATAACTTAATGGAAGTTTACATTCCAACCGTCGATGTAGTATGAACTTTTCATTAACTCTTTTAAAAGCCTTTATAAGTTCTCTTATGTCCTGTTCAGGGTAGTCTGGTATATAACCTCCCTCTGATAGGAATACTAAGAATGTTCTAGGTAGAACTTTAAACTTATTAACTTTATCTAGAACTAATGTATCGTTTACTATATCGACACTATCTATATATTCTAATACATTTATATACTTTTTAACATTCTCGTATAGAAACCAATATTCTATACTAAGTATACGTCTGACATTGATCTCTTTTAAGTCTAATAAATAATCTATCTTTTCTGTTAAAGTATTAGGTGGTTTATACATTAGACTTAACAACCATTTCTTAAACCAAGTTACCATATCCTATTTCCTTATATTGCGTCTATATAATCCAATAAATAGACGATTAAGTCACTTCCATTCGTTAGAATGGAAGTGACCATAGTAAGTAAGGGTTATTTAAAATCTCTAGATACGCTACATATGCCATAGCTAAACTATCTATGCTATGCTCTGATAGATAACTAAGATTTATATTACTAGCTATACAAGGTATAGTAGTTAAAGTTTTACGCATATCATCTTTATCAGCTGTACCACCAGCTCCACATCTAGCTTTTATATACTTAGGAGGTAACTTAAGTATTTTACTCCAAGGATATATATCTCTAGTAGTTACTTCTATAGTACCTACATACTGAGATAGTTGTATAACGGATTTAGGAAACCTACTATTCATAAACGAAGCTTCTAAACATACCATAACCGGTTGTACTTCTGATATAATAGTACTAATGATTTCTTTAAGTTTCATTAGCCTCTCTAATAGAACATTATAGGTTTCTTCTCTAACATAACTATCTAGGACATATGTCATAGAGTTGATATGTTTTATAGCATTACTATAACAATCTATATACAATATACTTATACCTAGGTTATTACCAGGATCTATCCCTACTATTGTATAAGTGTTTTCCAACGTACCTAACATTTTTACCCTTAATTACATTATATTACATAGAACGGTTCTGCTCCACCTAATTCTAAGTTACGCTTAAATACCGCCCTAGCATCAAACTCTAAAGCTACGTCTAGATCTATATCTAGAAAATAACTAATCTGCGTATCAGCAACTTCTAGTCCATAAGGAACTATAACATCATAACCGTGACATACACCTATTTCAGTTAGTTTAGTATACTGACTTATTTTAAGTATCTTATAGACATTCTGAAGTTCTTCCTGATCTTTTTCCGACATAAAGAACTCTAGTTTAAATCTATTAATAACCGTATCTACTCTTAGACTATCTAAAGGCTTATCTGGTTTTATTACGGGTCTAGGATTTAATATCCTTTCTATATTAGTATTAAATACAGATAAGACATCTACACCATCTCTATGTGTAATAAGATAAGGATATCCTCTATAATCTATAGTTTCTACTACCCTAGCGTAATACGCGTAATATAACTCACCATCTATTCTTACTTCTTTACGTAACCTATATCTTCTACGTTCCACATCGTTAAAGTCTTCACTAGGTGTTTTTAAAGCAAATGGTAAATGGTTAAACAATGCACCATCTATAGCACAGTGCTGAGAGAACCTATAGTTAGTAGCATCATCTACCGTAGGTATACCACCGTTACCTATAACTAGATATTTTAATCTAGGATATATAGGAGTTAGTAATGTTCCTTTAGGAGTATGCTCGTTAGTTAAAATACCAAACTTTTCATTAAGCGTAGTATTAATACTAACAGAATAATATCTATTAGCTAACATAGCATTAATTAATCCTAATCCAAAGATAGTAAGCTGACTAGCTTTTACTAGTGATGTATTAGACGTTACGAAATCAGTTGTACTAGCCATTAAGGAACTCCTCTCCCATTATTTCTACAGTATCTATAATCTGATGGTCTTTAGAAGTTTCACCTGGTACAAACGTAGGCATACCACCTAAGCTAGCCAATTGAGCATCTGTTATAATTACCTCTTCTTCTACATCTGGTCGTTTATTAGCCATTCTTAAACTAGCTTGCTGTCTTATCATTTCAGCAACTTGTTCTTTTATTTCAGTCTGGTTCTTAGTATCAGTTGCTTTTAACCTAGCCATAGCTTTGTTATTAACAGCTGTATCTATAGCAGACATAACTTCGTTCATAACTCGTATAGTACCTCCGTGTTTAGGTACACCTTCTTTAAAAGTTTCTTCTATCATTTTGACTCTAAGGTCTAAAGTCATATCTAGATACTTTTGTTCTTCTTCTGTATATATTCCATTATCGGATGTTTTTATATCGCTACTCATCGTCAACTCCTTAGTATATAGCGTTTTTCACACAAGAGTTAGGTTTTACAAGGGTTTCCATATTCAATGCATTATAAAATAAGGAGTTATTGATGTCTCAAGATGTTAATAAGGAAGTCCAAAACGATACTAACTATATAACTATGATGTTATATACAGATGGTTCTGCTGGGTCTGGTAATCCACCTTATATAGGTATGGGATATCACGGTTATTATTTTGTTAATAATACAGAAGAACATAGAAAATCAGCAGATGTTCCTAAGAACGGTTATCCATCTAGACATGGATATGTAGGGCCTGATAATGAAGTAGAAATGGCTAAGTATAATAAAGACCATATCAAAGTAGTTCCTGTAGGATACTTAGATGGTTACGTATCAACTACTAAAGTTAGAGGGTTTTCTATTAATGCAGAAACCTTAGCAGTCCGTAATGGTCTAGATGTTGTATTAGAATATTTTAAGTCTCCTGTTAACGGTATATTAACAGATATTTATATATTCTCAGATAGTGCATATGCATTATTAGTATATGAACGTGCTTATAAGCACCTAGAGGAGCATAAAGACTGGTTGACTAATCAACAAGCTATGAAAGTCCAATTGGATACACTCTATAAGACTCCATCTACTAGAGAGTATGTGGAAGAAGCTTTTTATTACTTTAATAAAGTAAAAGAAGAGTTTCCTAATCTTAAGATACATTTTAAGAAAGTAGCTGGGCATACTGGTAATATAGGTAATGAAGCTGCTGATAAGTTAGCAGTTACAGGTAGGAAGAGAAGTGAGGTTAATAAAGACGAACATAACTTTGGTTGGTCTGTTAATAGATATTGGAAACCTAATATAGATAGACATCCTTTCTTAAGGTATAAAGAACTATTCTTTATACATAATATAGATTATCAATCTGTTAATAGTTCAGCTGGATATTTTACGGTTATGAACTATGGGTCTATAGAACCTGGTAAGAAATCTGGAGAACCTATATATGGTATAATACATCTAGATGAACCACCTGTTATTTTACAAGAGTTAGTTAAAGCTTATGAACATACAAATACCAATAGACCTATATTAGTATATGCTGTAGATACTAATAAACTATTTGCACCAGAGTTACAAAAACATTTAGTCAATTTTGGAACTAAAGCATTTACGTTCAATAAGTTTGACCATATGTTACTCTTAGATACGGATAGTTTAGTATATCCTATATATCCACCTGGGTTAGCTAAGAAAGCCTATGATGAAACTCAAAACCTTGCTAGTATCCTAGAACAAGCTAAAGCTGATATAGAAGGAAATAACCCTGGAACGTCTTTTAAGTTTATTATAGATATAACAGATAAGATCTATAAGAAAGATGAGAAAGGTAAACAAGTATGTATACTTCCTAATGCTACTAATAGTATACCATTAGAAGTTACATTAGATAAAGAAAAGATTAAATTACATTTGTATACTGATAAAGATATTCTTAATAGGAATATGCTTAAGTCTATGGAAAAAGATGATGTTAATGTATATGTATTATTTATAAGGCAAGGTAGGTTATACTATAACTACTATACTATTATAATAAACAAAACATTGAAATCATATGGTATATGGACTAACCTATATGCTTCTAAAGTATTCCTAGATGATAAGAAGCATCCAGATGCTTTTGAAGTTAAATCTAAACCTAAAGGAAAGAAATAATGCATTTAGTTATGTATCTACCAGAGAACAAACCAACTCAAGACGAGTTACTTAAGTTACATAAAGAGTTATCTATAGAGATAAGTAGATCCATAACGGATCTTATCTCTAACCCTACTCTAGAGAATATAGAGTTTCAATTAGCACATATAATGTATGTATGTGCTAGAGCATTTGATCATCAGTTACTACCTGAGTATTTCGTAATGAATAAGGATTATGATTTTGGAGAGAATGTGCACTATAACGTTCTACGTAAGATCATCCCACCGCTTACATCATTACATGGTAAACTTACTAAAGAAATGGCGTTAGTTCTTATGGCTTATGTTCCAGCTTATAAAGTCATAGCTACAGACGAAGCTAGGATGTATGCTAAAGACCTATTAATAGTATGCTATGATATCATAGGTTCTCTAGAACTAGACTATGAAACAGTTATGAAGAAATATCTTAGTAAGGTATATGGATGTAAAAGAAATGATAAGTAAATCAATAAGAACTAAAATAAAACGTTCAGTGCGTTATAGAAAGGTATATGGCCCTACCTTTACCTTTAAGATGAAAGTACCTAAACTAACTCCACTACTTACAGAGTGGTGTGAAAATGCTATAGGTACTATTAATCCAAGTAATCATCACTACAGGAGTACTCATTATGAGCGAACAAATTGAGAATATAGAAGAGTTGACTATTAGAGAGTCTTTGAAAGTATGGAGAATGGAGAGAAACCTAACTCCCTTGAAAGCAGAACCTGGTCTTATAGGTAATCTATTAGAAGAGATAACAGAGATAGCTAGAGCTAGAACTCTAGAGGATGTTGTAGACGGTATATTAGATTACTTAGTATACCTAGTTAATGTATTACCGGAACTAGAGTTAGACCAGAAGATACCAGAGAGGGATCTAGCTACGATCCTACATACGGATAACTTAGATTTTGCATTAACTGTAAAAGACACTATGTTAACTAGTGAAACTGATATACCTGGTAAATATAAACTAGTTAAGTTCCTTAGTGAGTTTGCACATGCAGTAGCATTATATTTAAATAACCGTAAAGATACTACTAAGACTCTAGGTGAATATTACTTAGATACCTTTAACCATAATATATTATTCCTATATGGAGTTATTAAGGTTTTAGGTTATGATTACGAGAAATGTATCCAAGAATGTTTAAAAGCTATACATAGTAGAAAAGGTGCTTGGGATGATAACTTACAGAAGTTCGTTAAGGATCCTAATCAAACTGATGTATATAAACCAAATTATAAACAATTTGAACTAGCATAGAGACATTAATGTCTCTATGCTAGTCATTTTATGTATATAAGGATTATTCTTCTTTAGGTTCCTCGTTACCTTCATCAGCTCCTTCATCAGGTGCATTATCTTCTTTAGACTCAGAATCCTTATCTTCATTATCCTCGTCTTCTTTGTCCTCATCCTCATTATCTTTATCTTCGTCTCCTAGATCGTCATCACCGCCTTCATCTCCGAACTCATCATCTCCTCCCTCGGATCCACCTTCTCCACCTTCAGAGCTTCCTTCGTCAGATCCACCTGAATCGCCACCTCCGAATCCACCAGAGTCGCTACCCATGCTCTCTAACTCTTCACTAGCTTTACCAAGCTTATTATTAAGCTTATTAGTCATAGAGAGATAATCATTAAGGAATCTTAGGTATTCATCTACTACGGATTTAGTAAATGCAGCATTCTCTTGCATATAGTTCATAACGATCTTATCTTGGTCGTCTTTGGTATACCAAGAGGTTACTTCAGGTAGATAGTTCTGTTCTACCATAAACTGTCTTATAGCCCCTGCTTTAACTATAGCTTTAACTGTATTAGAGAAATCAGCTCCATTAGGACCTGTAACTTCCTTACCGAACATCTCTTCGGTATATAGTTTATCTACAGCAGCTTCTATCCTAGATGTAGCTGCGTCGAATGCAGCAGCTTTTTCATCTTCAGATCCAAAGTCTGGTTTAGGTACGTTAACCCATATGTTATCTCTATAGTAGTTAACTATGTATTTAATCAAGTCAGCATCTTTTATCTTATCTAACTTAACAGCGTCTTCATCTACTATAAGATCCTTAGTAGCATTTTTCTCTTGTTTCTTAGTAGGCTTGATAAAAGCTTTAATATCTGCTTTATTCTGTATAATAACATTAGCTATCTTATCTCTAAGTACTTTATCATTAGTTATATACTTCCTAACGTGTTTAGTTAGCATATTAGAGAAATCAGATTGTAATAGTATTATACGTTTAGCTAATAACTTATTCTTCATAAGGACACTAGCTGCAAAATCTTCTTTAAAGCCATTTTCTATAATCTCTTGTGGAACACCTAGAGATTTACATATCATACCTATAAGTTTTTGATATACCTCCCCGGATGCATCAACAGGATCACCATGTGCATTGAAGTTAGTAGACCTATCTAAGTTCATCTTAGGTAAGAATGGACTTTCTACGTTGATTCTATATCCCTGTTGTATAACCCAATCGTGTAATTGATTAGGGTTATTAAGTCCTAATGGAAATGAAAGGTTATTAGATCTTATAAGTTCTGATTTAACCTTATGAGCTGTACTTAATGGATTAGGATCATTTTCATCTAGAGTAAGATTAATATCCGTTATAGGTATTGAACTCTGTATACTACTTTTGACATTAGCAAACAATGTCATACCAGCCATACTAGCTATGATGATATTTTTCTCAATCTGACTTAAACCAGTTCCATTAGATCTATATTCAAATGCATAGTACTGAACTAATTCTACAGGTAGATAGAGTAACTTAGTTTGTTTAGCAGCTAATGCTCTGTTTAGCATAACCCTATATATATCAGCAGTTTCTCTTATATCTACTAGACCGTCAAAATCACTATTACGTAATTTTGATTTAATCATATGGTCTACTATATCTCCATATAGCTGTTCTATATTGTTAACTTCAGGCACAGCTTTCATAGCTCCATATAGACCTTGTCTAGCTCTGTTAATGATATTAGTCTTAGGATCATTACCGTTACCTATAAGACTACATAGGTCTACAGATTGGTCTTTTAGTATATCTAACGGATGTCCTGTTTCATCTAGTAGAACAAAATATCCTACGTGAGTCTTAGGATCACTCTTAGCATATACTGGTATAACGGATTCTACAGGTAACTTAAGAACTAGTGGTTTACTTACAGAGTCTCTTAGAGTTTCATCATCTGTTAGAGCAAACTCTATGTCAGTTCTAGCATCTGCTGTATTATTCCTAAATAGAACATCCAAGAACTGAGTATCTTCAGATACCGTCATAGCTTCTTGGTTAGTAGACATATAGAACTGTTCTTTATGTTTCTTTAGAACATTTCTGGTTTTAATATCTGTTAATCTTAGGATATCTATATCATCCGTTATTTCCAATCCTATATCTTGGCTACTTACTTTTACTATTCTTCTACCATTAGTATCTAATATAGATTTACTATTAAAGCTCTCTCTAGCTTCTTTATTAAATAGTATGCCTAGATCACTTGTATCTTCGTATGTAGCTACTCCATAGTTGGATATTAAAGACTCTACGTTAATAACAAAATCTTCAGTAGCACTTAATGTACCAGTAGAGTTAACATTGCCAGATAGATTAAGGATGTTATCAGGATGATTTATATCTTCCTTATTATACTTAATATCTCCTACACCACTATACATAGTAGACTTGTTGATTAGTCTATCTAAAGAAGCTTCTGGTATGATAGCTTCTACATATGCTCCTTTGATAAAATAAGCTTCTCTTATTATATCTTTAAGTTTAGCGGATAAATCATAGTTACTATCTATATAGTTCTTGATCATTTCTAATATAGAGACTCTTATATCGGATGGAAGTTTTATATCAGGTAGAGAGTATATAAGGTTATCGTCTATCATACCGTTAGGATCCAGCATACTAGCAGTTATGATTTGTATACAAAGTTCTAGATCCGGTAGTAACTCTAGAACAGATTCATTATTCTTTATTTTAAATGCTGTAGAGGTTGCCACATCGGAGTAATTATACTGTGTATAGGAACGCTGATTGGCTGATTGGTCGGTATTGAGCTTACTTAATAGCGCTGCCGACTGTGGGGAGTCATTGACCAATGATGGAATACTTACTTTTATAGGATCCATTATTCATCTCCTTGTAAAATATTTAGATATAAAAAGGCGGTCACAGTATGTATACAGTTGAACAATACATAAGGGATACCAAATTGCTCACAAATAGTTTAGTTATCAAAATCAACGAGATACCGATGGTTTTGAATACAGCTGTAACTATAGAAGCAGAAAACAGAGGAGAACCTCATATGGTTCCTACTATGTTAACTAAAAGGACTTGGAAATATTATCTTAACTTAGCGGGTAAAATGCATCCCTACGATACACCTGTTAAAATAAGGGTTATAGAAACTGATAACGAAGAAGTACTTACAGCAGAGCTATTAGAACGTTATCCGTTAACAGGAGCTAAGCTAAGAGAGAATGGATCTATGTACGAACAGCTTATGTTAGCATATCCAGAGCATATACGTTATATACATGGATGTTTATATCCTGTAGATATAGATACGGCTATAGAAGCTAAAGAAGGAACTATACTAGCGTATAATAAAATGTATATAGAAGAAAATGAATATTACCTTATAAGGGATATTGAAATCTTTATAAGAAATATCTTAGCTAGATGGCACGTTAAACCATATACTATAGTAGATGAGTTATACTTACCTAGTCTATTAGCATTCCTATATGCTGTTATATATCTTAAGATATTTAACATACGACTTAGTAAGATATATACATTCCAAGTACATAGTTTCCATCTAGAGCATTTCTACAGATCCCATATGGACCTATGGGATGATGTTAAGATACTTAATAAGCCTTCTATATATTGGCTATATAAGAACTTAGAAGTTATGTTACATAACGTAGGTAAGATGCATACATTCGAAAAGATCTATAATAAACTATTCCATATGAATGGAATAGGTCTAGGTGAATATAAAGCTTCTAGAATGGATCCTAAGTATATAACTAATATGTATAATATACAGGAAGCTTCTTTCGTTAGACAGGAAGTAACTCTAGTTACTAATAAACTTAACGAAGATTATCTTACTAATAATGGTATGGTAACTTCTGTAGAGTCTATGATACGTAATGAGTTAGATTTACTACCGGATGTAAATAAAAATATCCCTAGTAACTTTAAACGTTACTTTATGGAAGTTGGAGTTACTACTTCAGAACGTATACTACGAGAAACTGAGAAAACTAAGATTCTAGATATAGATATGATCAAAACTCTTAAGAAGACTGGTTTAGATCTATATGCCTTTATTATGGATTATTGGGTATATGCTATCCATATGGATAAGCTATATAAGGATGCTATAGAATATACAGGTAACGTATATACTACTAGTAAGAAGATAAGATCGTTTACTAGCGAAGAGATAGAAATCAAAACATCTGAAAATAAGATATATAAAGCAACACCTATGATAGGATTGCTTATGCTTATTAAGCTAATGTTATTTAGTTCTGGAGAGTTAGATAAAAAACTATCTAAAATTAAGTTCTTCCGTATCATGGACCATAATAAGGATAAGATGCAAGAGATAATCGATACTAAGATTATTCAGGATGGACTATCACACGCATTACTACTAGCGTTCAAAGACGAAATGGTGGAAGAACCTGCATATTTTCCTAATATAAATAGCTTCCAAGATTTCCTACGTAAGAACGTAGACCTTGCTAAAGCTATCTGGGTATTTATGGCTAATAGTCAAAACTTCTTAACTACGTCTAATATTAAACTAGCTTTTAAGTTACTAGCTAAGGATGGATATTTAAATCTATCTGAAGATGGTAATGCTTATACTATAGACGAGTTATTAGCTCAACGTGGTATTACCTATAATATAAATACTAATATAGATATGCTAAGAACTATGTCTAAGCTAGTAGAAACTTTCACTGGTATAAAATTAGATCTAGAAGATGAGTTAGTACATAACCTTAATAAGTATAGAACTATACTTAAGAAGTTAACATCCTATTCCTTACAAGCTCTAGGAGCTGAGGGTATAGAGAAAGAAATAGTTGCTTATTATAATAACCCTACTATGTTAAAAACTGAAAAAGGTTTCGTTATGACATATGGGTTAGAGGTTAGAGGGTTAGAACCTGTATATGCTAAACTAATAGCTAATAGTAACGACTATCCAGATGGTATATATGTTAATAAAGTAAACTATAGACCATTCTTAGCTATAGATGGACCATTAACAGGTGATCTTATCCTTAAGAATACTATGTTAAGGAAATATGGATATCCTACAGAGTTCCACGCTGATTTCATTAGCGTTCCACATTACTACTGGGAACACCATAAATGGTTCGTTAACTGGATAACTGTACATCAGCTAGAAGTTCAAGGTCTAGAACCTAATACTAAGGAACTTAAAGGTAATTCTAACAAAACACCTAGAAATAGAATAGACTATAACCTAATAAAAGATAAAGGTGCTATTAAGACTCTAAAAGAAATCAAAGGTGATCTTGTTATACAAGAAGGACCTTGGTTATCTAGGTCAGATGTATTTAGTCTAACTGATATGCCATTATGTTGGTATAAACCTACATTAGTACAGATATTAGAATATTCAGGTCTTACTATAGGAACTACTAGAGTTCCGTTAGAACATAGTAATCCTATACCTACTGATGATATTAATACGGTATTAAATCCTAATGCTACTATATATAATCTTAGTAGCTTTGCTAATAAGAAATATGATTCCATAGGTCTATTAGCATTTAGGTTATATAGAAACGATGGTACTATAACACATAATGAAAGTTTCATTACGTATATAGATAGTGAAATAATTCAACCTACGCCATCCTTTAATAAATCATCTAGGTTACATAATGGTATAGAAACTGTATCTATAGATAAAGCTACTGCTATAGGTCTAGCTATGTTACCTTATAGACTTAACCTATCTACTACTCATAATCTAGGATTAAAAGCTAAGTTAGAGTATATAGGTCTACTAGATGGTAATAGATTAGATATATACGATATGTCTAATATAGAGTTGGTAAATGATGTATACCTACAAGAGCTTCCTATATTACAAGTTAGTAAGTTTAACCTATCTGATGTACTAAGCGGTAAATTGGTTATATCTAATACTACTGTGTCTGATATGCAAGCTAGATTTAGATATGAAATATCTAGTATAACAGAGAGTATGTCGGAAGAGGATAGAGAGGAGTATAAGAATAGGTTAAGAGATCTAGCTAATGATATAGATCCTAATCTATTAGATGTTATAGCTAACTATGATATTGATAAGTATCCATTCCTTAAGGATATTAAAATAAGACCATAGTATAGTTAAGATGACTTAAAGTAAGCCATTTAAGTTATTGGGAGGTTATAATACAAATCGAACCTACGTACTCAAATGTGTACTGTTACTGCCATATAACGTATAACCGGAAGTATTGTAGCCTCTTTAGATGTTTTCTTAATGCTCAAAGTATGGCACACGGTATCCTATTAAGGATACCGTGTGCCAACTTCTATGTTTTATAGTGTAGAACGTATATGCATACCTAATAAGTAATGCTTTAATGTGTTAGTAGATGTAACTGATGTTGAATATTGATTAACTTCAGCTTGACTAGCTTGACCATCTTGGAATAGTTTATCATTAAGAGCTTTAGCTGCTCCCTGATCACCACCCCTTATCTTACTAAGTTCTAATATACTATCTTTCATATTCATAGCTATCATAACTTGTTGTTCTGGATATGTTAGCTTACCTGCTTTAGATTTACCAGCTACTTGACCTGTTAATGTATCTATAGATAAGTTATGTTCTGGTATAGAGATTTTCTTACTAAGTAACTGTTGTGCTTTCCTTATAGGAAGTTTCATAACCAACATTTCATTAGGTGTCATATAGTCTGGATAGTCAGGATGGTTAGTAGTCTTAACTCTCTCGAAGAACTTCAGTCCTATCTTCTTACCTACAGCTACGTTATTTTCAAAACTAACTCTTACTTTACCATCATTAGGTATAACTACGGATAGATGGACTTTACCATCTCTTAGTCTATGCATAAAGTTATCAAACTCTTTATCGTTCATAGAGTTAAATAGATTTTGATATAATTCTACGTTTTCTTTACCACTAACTACTTCTCCTACATATTTCAATATGTAATCTTGAATATTCTTACGTTTAGCATTCATAGCTTTTCCTTATATATAGGTTAATAAATCACCCATACTGACATCCTAAATGTATTAGGATGTCAGTACGTTATAGGTTATTTGTTTTGGTTAGCAAGCTCTTCAGCTTTAGCTTTAACTGCATTATACACATATGCATCTCTAGCTATGAAGAAATCGAATATCCTATGCTGTAGCATAAATGGTAAAACTTCTCTTACTAAAGTATTGAACCACTCTTGGTGAGTTCCATTAACTTTAATATATCTTATAGTAGTTAATATACCTTCTATTTCTACATAGCTTCTAAATCTTACTAATAGATTAGTAAAATATCTAGATATAACTATACGTTGTAGTAAACTATGTTTATTAAATACAAATGAAATACCACCATTCATATTGAAATATTTAGCTACATCTTCTCCCATAGTTTCTAGTAGAACTCTAGTTACCTCCATAACTAGATTAATATCTCCTTTTGGTTTAACTAGAAGCTCTGGAGCAAATAGTTGCTTCTCTACTTTAGTTTTACTTTCTTTACGATGTTTTTCTATATTATCTAGATCCTTAACTAGATTATCTATCTTATCTATATCAATATTACTTATAGCTTCATAAGCTTTTAAACTAGGTTCAGTTCCAGTTTTACCAAAAGCTTTTTCTAAAGCATCCACTACAGGCTGTTGTACATTAGTATCCATATCCTATCCTCTTAAACTCAAATGTAGTATTATCGGGTCATCCCTTTTAACATATGCTAATGCATACTTAGTCATTTCCTCTATCTTCTCTATACCTACTATATCGAACAATAACGTTCCTGCGAATAGTGCTGCTCCACTTTCAGTAGCTGCTTTAACACTTTCATATTTCGTAGTAAGGTTTTCTTTATGTTCGAATACTACATCATAGTTAGGTAGAGTAGATTTTGTATTACGTTTACTCATAGTCAAAACTCCATATTTAACTAAGGCTGCTTATGCAGCCTTAGCGTTGTCTTTTTTCATAGACTTTAAATCCTTTTTGTCATACCACCAAGGCATATAAAGCCCTTTTCTCATCTTAAGCAAATCAACGGCCGATAAATAAGGAACTGGATGGGTATATTGGTTAGGAACCCAATAGCTCCTTGTATCTAGTAATCTATCCCAATCATATCCCATTTCTAATAAGTCTTGATATAACGTAGCAGGCGAGCACCAAGCCGGTGTAGATGTTATAGGTTTATGATATTGAGATAACTGTAATAACTCAGCTGTAAGCTGAACAGCTCTACGTAACCTACTATCATTATCTAACTTACTTCTTACTGTAGTCCTACTTAGACTCACATCAGGTCTTAAGTCTAGACTATAACTTCTATCATTACCACTTATACCCCAACCGGGAGTATTGCTTCTATTAGTCCTTAGTAAATGGAACTCTGTAAGACTAGGTAAGACTCCTTCAGATTGTGATATCAATATTTCTATATCAACACCTGATACGCCTGCTTTATTACGTAATGCTGTCAAGGTTACTTTATTTAAATCACTTTTGAATAAATCATTAGTATCCTTAGGATACTCAGGTGCTTTAGTTCCTTGGTTATAAAATGCACTTCCTGTATGGGCTTGATATGCTACGTTAGTAAAGAACGTAAAGTTACTACCAGCTCCCTTGATAGTGTCACCTGCTTTAAGATGTTGTAGTTTCTTAGATTCCTCTAGCCAAGGTTTCGCATCCATAGATACTTTACCGCCTGTATGAGCAGTAAGAACTGTATATGTTCCACTAGATGTGCATAGTGCTGGTAACCTAGATATAAACTTGGTTTTAAATAATCCTTGTTTCATAGCGTATGTATTAGTATCCTTACTATCTAGATCTCCAGATAGCATATCAGATACACTATCTGCTTCTAAAGCTGTTAGACTATCTACTTCTACAAATGTAGGAACTGGGATTTCTAAAGGTTTCTTAGTATATGGGTCTATCATACAGTCTATCTTCATATAGGATTTCTTATCTT